ATGTTGGATTGGACTGACTTTGTAGGTAAATAAAGGGATAGTGCTGTTTGAGGTGTACCATAGGCGAACCGCGAATAAAAAAGGCTGAGATGTACTCAGCCTTTTTTGTATCCGTCGAATCTATTTAGGATCACTGCAATCTCATCATGGTGTGCATACCGCAGATATGGCTGATATGGTCGCTTTGCCTGCCGTGGGATTGCAGGGCTATCTCGAGCTTGTTTCGGGCGATCCGGGTGCTGCTGCGCTACCATCTCAAGTTCCAGCAGCTCTCTTTGTCTTTCCAGCTCCAGTTGATAGGCGCGTTCTGCTGCCCGGTTGGCGTTTTGGAGTAGGGTGGCGTTCTGGTCGATTGAATTGGCCGGCTGGCGGTTCATTACCATCTGGTCGAAGGTGCGGATAACTTTAAGCATAAAGGAAGGACTGATCCACATGGCATAGGCGTAGACAAGTTCTTTGCAAGCCCATGCACCTTTCCCGCTTTGGATGTTTACGGTGTAGCTCGTTTATTGTCAATGGGTTATATTTGTATCTGATAAAGAGTGAATGCTCACACAAATTTATTCCTTTTAGATGAAGACGTCAGTAATGAACAAAGAAGATCTAAAGAAACTAGTGGACATACGTCTTGCTGAGGCTAATACGCTCTTGCAAGCCGAGAATTATCATGGGGCATATTATTTAGCTGGGTATGTTCTAGAGTGTGCGGTTAAAGTTTGCATCACTAACCAGGTAAGTGCTTTCGATTTTCCTAACAAACAACTAGCGATGAAGAGTCATACACATAACCTCTCTGAACTGATTACGGTCGCTGGACTTAAGCAGAAGCTAAAGGAGCAAGAAGAAGCTGATGTTGAGTTTAGTTTAAACTGGGCGGTTGCTAAAGACTGGTCAGAAACTTCTAGATACGAATGCAACGTAGAAAAGTCCAAAGCAATTGACTTTTTAGATGCAGTTAACGATGGCGAATCAGGAATACTGAAATGGCTAAAGAACTTTTGGTAAGAGATTACTTATCACCACAAATGATAAAGTCTGGTGAAAAACTGATTAAAAAACTTGACGAAAAGGGTGCAGAGGTAACAAGTGCGTTATGGTTTTTTATGGCGGAAGAACGGATTTGGACACTACTTATCGCCTCACCGCTTGTTAGTACAGGCGGACCAAAACAGTTCTACAAAAAAATTCTTGAAGCCAACCGGAAGTCAAAAGTTAGTGAAAGAATTATTTCCATTAATAACATCAGTGTTACGAGTCCTGCAGAACCACTTATCCAAGTGATTAACACCATGGTTAGCACCGATGCTAAAAGTATTAATAGCATCAGATTTTCTCGCAATACCTTCAATGGTGTCTTTATTGAAGATTGCCATATATACCGTTCAAGTAGGTAAATTCATAGCTGATGATTTGGCGAGGCTTCGCTATTATTTGAAATTTCTTCCAAGGCCTGAAGTTCTGCTTCAGGCTTTGCTCTATCTGGCTTTGCGGCCTTTTCTCCAGATCATTGAAATTTTCCTAAGATCCCCCCAGACTCTGACAGAAATTAGCCAAACTATTACCTTTCAATGAGTTATGAGTTTTCACCTGATCTTTTCAGATCCTCAGAATTTCAATTAACTGAAAAAAACTGAAATCATTGAAATTTTGTTAGGCATTCTGAGAGCCGTTTTCAGAGGATTCACTACTTAGCCAGCCCTTATGTTACATAAGGGCTGAGAGGCTATTCAGCGTTGCGCTGTGGCGCTGGAATTTCACGAAAACAAAACTGCAAAATTTTTTGATCGCAAACCGCGCAGGTGGGGGAGGAGGAGTGCGGATTCCGTCACCTGAGTGCTCCTTTCCGTGGCGCTGTGGTTTGAGTTCTGGTTAGGGAAGGAAGAGTGATTAGGTGTGTGACTGTTCCAGTGGGAAAAGGTGTGACGCGTTGGTCGTGGGAAGGTGTGACAGACCAGGCTGTAAAAACCGTTCCTTAACTACGAACTGAGGGATGAATGCTATCGAGTGTAGATAAATATGGCTGCACTGCAGCAGACAAAGAAAAGCGCAGCCGGTTGGCTGCGCTTTGCGTTATGTTCGAGTCACTTTGCGTTATGTTGTTCAGGCTTTGCGTTATGTAACCTTATAGCTGCCTGCAGAACTGCCGCCTGTTACCTGCACTTCGGCGTCAGCTTGGATATCTTCTATCACTGCCTCTACGATGGCCTGCACGAATTCCCGTTGTTTGGAGAACTCGCCATCGACCACGAAACCTGCGGCCTGGAGTTTGGTTAGTGCTTTGTCTGTTGTTTTATCGCTGTCTAATGCCATTGCTATTTTCCTGCAAATACGGTGGTTGATACGTCCACGTGAGGTTTACCCATAAAGGGACAAATTGTCGCACCAGTGCAAACACCGGTACCACCGTTCAGTTTGATGGTATCGGCGTCTTCGGTGATGTTCTTTGCCGTTATGGTCAGGTCTTTGCCTACGGTTAGCTTTACCTGACCCTTGATATCCTGGACCTGGTCTTTGAGGATGCTGATCTCTTCGCTTTGCTTAACGATGACTTTGCGCATCTGTTGGATAGTTGCGGTGTAGTTGGTTGCATTGACCGCTCTGTCGGTACAAGTCAGGGTTGCGTTTTTATCGGTCGTACTCTCAAAGTTGCCATCCTGGTCTACCAGGTGATGTACGCCGGGGCGCTGCTGATAACGGCTTTCGCCCTCTTTGATGGCCGGTAACTTAAATCCCAGCGGAAGCACGCAACGGATAAAGGGCTTGTCCGGCTGGCCGAACATAAAGCCGAGCTCTACGATACTGCCAATAGCGGGCGGCTCTAACCGGCCAGCCTGAACACCGAGGCCGGGAACGGGAAGTGGCACCGCCTGCAGAGGTGGTTTGTCTTCGTATTCCATGCCCTTTTCATCCAGCAGCTGTACATCCGCAGCATAGTGGGGATAGAAACGGTCGGACAGATCGCCCTCTTCCGGCAGCTCCGGCAGGGCAACCACTTTGCCCCAGCGCGGCAGGTGCCAGCGCCCGGTGAGTTCCGGGAACAGGCGCAGGATGATGCGCTTGATTACGTTTACGTCCACGTCAGTTTTACCTCTGTACCTTCAAATTCTACGGCGGTCAGGCGCAGGCCGTTAACCAGTGCGCCGGGTCTGAGCTTTGGGATTGCCGGTAGCTTTACCGATTTGCTGGCGGTGTGGCCGGTCATCATTTCGGTTGGGATGGTGACGGGCTTATCGGCCCAGTATGAGTCTTGCCAACTGCCGACATAGATCTGCCCGTTGCCCTGCTGCTGCCAGAACATATCTTTAATGCTGAATGCCTGACCGAGTTCGTCTATCACCCGGTAGCCGTTGCCGTCACTGTAAAAGCACGGAATGGCCGTTTTGCTGTAGGCTTTTTCCGGTACCACAAACTGCAAGCCGGTTTTGTTGGTGACTTCGCTGAGCAGCTGCATCAGGGTCGGATGACGCAGGATGATATTGAGCGGCTGATACAAGACTGCCGCCAGTTCGCGACAGAAGAGTTTTGACCAGCCTTTTTCTGCAGGTTGCACCCGCTCAACATAGCCGAGAAATACCCGGCTGATGGCATCGCCCCAGCCGATATCGATAGCGACGATGGTGTTGGGTTCAGCGTCGCCTTTGATGGTCACGCTTGCCCGGCCAGGGGTGTTATCACTAAAGGCCACCCGGTGGTCTTTGTTTTTCACGTTACGGCTGCCTATGTAGGCCCGACTTTGAAATTTGCTGGTCTCTGTCATGGCATCGCCTTACGCTAAAGCACTATCAATGTTTTTCAGCACCTTCATCACGCCAGTCAGCTCGATATCGGTATCCGGTGGCACGTCTTCACTTGGTTCTACTTCTACCGGAGTCGTTACCCCCTGCACCTTCTGCTGCTGTGCTGGTTTTTCTTCCTGACGCTGCTCTTTCCGCTCTGGTACTGACAGGTGTTCGATCAGCTCAAACGAGACACTCCACTGACGCAGGGTGTCCTGCTCATCCGCTCTCACCGCCCCCTGAAATTTCACCTGGCGGATTTTCAGAGCTTCTGCAGTCTGGTTGCTGATGCGGTAGATTTGCCGGGCGCCGTTGTCTTGCGCCTCGGCCATGCTGAACAGGTTGGTCAGAAGCTGGTTTTTGCTAAAGGGGATAAGGCCTCTTACTGAGAGGATTTTGCCCTTGCTTCCGGTTTCTGCCTGGTCAGTGGCCGAGGTCTGGCCGGACATATCTTGTCCGGCGAGTTGCTGGCGAA